GGTCTTTCGCCATCGGCCACGGTTGCCGGCTGCCCGCCATCGGCGGTAGGTGTTTCGTCTGCCATAGTTCCCCCGGCTTTTACCGCCCCGGTCGGCGTGGAAAACAAAAAGCGCCGATTGACACGACGCTCAGTGCGTTCTGTGCCAATCGGCGCTCGATGCGCTCTAGATACTCGCCATTCCCCCGGCGATGCTTACTATTCTATCACGACTCTGCGTAAGGTTCAATAGGCAGAATCGGTAAGCACTCCACTTCCGCCAGATTCACCGTGATTTGTTGGCCGCGGTGGAATAGACGCAGCAGACGGCGCACAGGGTCATAGGTGCCAAGCAGGCGATTACGGTCGTGCCGCGCCCGAATCTCAATCACCGTTACCATTTGTGCCGCCTGCTCAGTCGTCATATTTATTCCAGTCGATGACTGACGGTGCCGCTTTTTGCTTGCGTTTCACGCACTCGACATGTTTGGCTCTGCACCAAAAGCACGAACACGGTGTTGCTTGCCGGGCTGCACGACTGCGAAATCTTGGAATATCAGCACACCAATCCCACACATGATAGCGCAAGCGACGTCGTAGTATGCGCTGTGTATTGGCGCGATTGACGGCTGTTTTGCTCACAAATCGCTCACCCTCACCGGTACAATCGCATCGCCCCAGGTGTCATCAGTGCGCACCGCTACCATGTCGTCAAGCGTGGCGCGCCCCGTCGCCCACGCTTCGAAGCGGCCGCGCCCCAGGATGGCGCGCTGCGTGTTTTCCGGTTGGCGCCGAAACCACTGCTGTCCCGTCTCGTATTCCGTGCGCGGCACGTCGCGCAGCACGGGCACCGCGGCACACCTACAATTCGGGTGCTGGTCAAAAGTATGGTCAAGCGGATAGAAACGCCCGTCAGCCATCAGGCAACCGGGGCACACGCGCCGGTCACGCGCCGACAGCCGACGGTAGCCGACCACGACACCGCCGGCCCCGTAGCTCTGTAT